CAGGATCTGAATATGCTAGTGCAGAAGAATTAGTAAACGCTTTGAATAACCAAAGTACAAATAGTCAAAGCACAACTAAAAAAGTTTCAATTGAGGATGAAATTAAAAAGCAAACAACCGAAACCAAGTTGACAGCTTTATATTCTAATTGGAAAAAGAATAACAATTCAGACGATAAAATTGAAAAGTTATTTGAACAACAACAACAAAGCATTAAAACCAATGGAGGACAAAATGCAAAACAATGGTAGTGGTAAGCAGAAGGATTTCGTTTTATTTCCTTATGATGCCAACAATGAAAAAGCCATCAAAATTGATTTCTCAGGAAATGTAACTTTGGATAATGGTAATAAAGGAACGATACTTGGAACTAAAGCAGCATCTAAGGATGGTAAAACTAAATTTGTTAGAGTCTTTGCTCAAATAGGAGTTTTATTTAAAGGTGATGACAAATTTACCGGTGAAATGAATTATCCAGATGCCGGTGGTCAAAAAGGTTTAATTGGTTGGTTAAACGATGAAGGTACTATCTTGTCAGGCTACAAGAATGAGTACAAACCAAAACAAGCTAAAACACAAAGTAAAGAAATACCCTTTTAATTAGTGAAGGTTATTTATTTAGTTTTAGTCATCTTTACAAGTAATGGGAATTTAAAGTATGAAAACATACCTTATCTTAGCTCCCAAAATCCTGTTACTTGTGAGGAGATTTTTAACAAAACTATTAAATATGTTAATAATCCTAATTACAAAGAAGGTAATGGTGAGGTTTGGGTGTTAGTAAAATACAAAGATCAAAATGTAATTGCACATTGGTGCAAAGATACTGAAGGAAACTATGTCAGATAATGTTAAGTTTATAAGTGAGATAGAAAGATTATTAAAAGAAAAACAAGATGATTATGGAGAGTTTGACCATACATCTTATATTATGTCAGGTATTTTAGAAAAATATTTATCAGTACATAACAATTGTGAGGTCAAAGTACCTTTAAAATTGTTTGGTATTTTTATGATTTTTTTAAAACTTTGGAGAGTTATGCAATCAGAAAACTATAAAAAAGATAGCTTTGACGACATAAATGGCTATGCAGAACTGTTAAGGAGGTTAGTTTTAAATGAACAAGATAGAAAGAGGTAAAAGACCGATGACTCCTAAAATGATGAAGCTATTGCAATTCATTAAAAATTATAATAAAAAATACAAATATAGTCCAACTTTTTCAGAAATGGCGAAAGAGATGGGTTATAAAAGTAAAAACTCAGTTAGTGCTTTGGTGTTAAAACTAGAGCAAAGAGATGAATTAAAAAGAGATTACGCAGGATATAGCAGAAACATAATATTAAATGGTTAAAGTAATCAAAAAATCAAACTTAGAACTAACTGTAGATTTTGAAGAAATTTTTGATGGTGCTACTGTGGAAGAAGCTACAGAGAAAGCACATAATCAAAAAATGCCTAGTGAGTTTGCCAAAGCAAATATCACCGATAACAAACTTATTAGTGCAAATATTAAAATTATTGGTGAGGAGAATAATGAGCTTAAGAAATAGCAACATTAGATTGTACACTAAGCTAGATAATGCACACAAAAAGATTATGGGTGCAAAAGATAAAGGAAGACAATGTGTACATACTCTGCAAGACTTTAAGGAATATAATCAATTGTTCCGAAGAATCGTTGAAGCAGAGAATAAAGATGCTAGATTTTTATATACTTAATTGAGTATATAGGAAAAGTTGCATAAATACTTAGGGGATTCTATACTCTAAATTAAAGGAAGGAAACAAAATGAAACTATCAAATAAAGCTAAGAAAAACTTTGAGGAAGATAATCAATTCTATATTGATTTAGGTAAAAGATTAAGACAAGCAAGAAGAACTAAAGTTAATGAGTTTACTGGTAAAGAAACTATTGTTCCATTAACTAAAGTTGCTAAAGCACTTAAAAATACATATCAACAAATAGGAAAATATGAAAAAGGAGAGAACAGAATTCCTTTGGTCAACCTTGTAAAGATAAGTAAATTTTTAAAAAAACCATTAAGTTATTTCTTAGACGACTATAAAGAATTAGATGTAGTGTCAGAAGAATTTAATATTGCTTTTGAAAATGAAAAAAACAAAATCTTTGAGGCTAAGCAAAAAGAGGAAAGTCAATAATGTTTGTTCCGGTAGAGGAGAAACTTAAAAAATTTGTTCCAGAATTAAAAGACGAAGATGAGTTTAATCATTACAAAAGTATCATAAGAGATATGATTGCTAATGGTCATGCAGCTCACCAATCTATTCCTGGTTATGAAACTTGTAAACCTGAGATAGAGGCTTTTAGATGGTTTGATGGAATAAATATTCCTGTTCATGGTTACTGCGATCTTAAAGGAGATAAACTTATTATTGAGGATAAGTGTAAATTTCCTAGAAAAGGTATTGTCAAAAAAGATGGTACTAGGTCTTGGCTAACCAAGAAGCTACCGGAAACAAGTCCAGAGCCTTTTCATTTATTGCAAATAGATTTTTATTATTCAGTATTCAAAGTGCCAGTTTATCTTTGTTATATTAATGAGAAATCTTACAAAGTATTTCATGCAGGTAATTGTGAAGAACTTAAACCAGAGAATATAGAAAAAAGAATACCTAAGATAATTCAAAGATGTAAGATAAGACAGAACCTAGTAAGTCTTAGCAACGATCCTAAAGTAGTAAAAGATTATATTCAACCACAATTCGATCATTACTTTTGGAAAAGCGAAGATGAGAATTATCTTAAAGATGCAATGAATTTTTGGGAAAGTTAATTACCAATCAAAATTAGTTTTAGGCTTATGGTCATTCTCTCTGACGCAATCATAATGAGCATTTTGATATTGATACTTACCTCTTACTATTTTTCCAATTGGAATGAATGAATCTTCTGAGGTCATTTCTGATTTACAATATTTACAATTGCCAACAAAAACTATCTTCTCTTTACGAACCCAACTTTTTTTAGACACAGTTATTCCTTTACCCCTCCATCATACCCAGTTGACTAGCAACTACACCTAATAACAATTATTTTTTCTTAGCAGTTTTCTTTGCTTTTCTTAATGCCTTATCAGAAACTGTGCCTTTACCTGGTTTACTTTTGCCAGATTTCTTGGCTTTATTCATATAATAGTAAAGTCCCTTTTTAACAACTCTACCATCTTTAGTTCTATGATAACCTTTTTTAACTTTTTTCATTATTTTTTCTTTCTTTTTTTCTTTCTTTTCTTCATAGCTTTAAAGTCAGCACCAGTTATCTTATCTCTTGGTGGTGCAACTCTTGCTAGTTTCTTTTGCTTTGCAGAGTATTTAGAATAAGGCATTAGTATTTCTTACCTTTCATCTTTTTCTTTTTCTTCATCTTAGCTTTCTTAGCTGCAGCCTTACCTTTTTTAGTGTAAGGATATTTTTTTCCATTTACCATTGGCATAGTTATCTCCTATTTATGTTTGTTTTTTCTTCCCATATACCAATCACCAGGTTCATAGTTCCATCTTTTACCATGATGTCCCCTTAGATCAGCATATAGCATTCTAGCTTTCACTATGAATTTTAATAACTTTCTTACCATTTCTTGCAAGACCAATACCTAGCTGAGAATACATCTTTAGCAGTTTCGCATCTATGTCTTGCTCTGAAAGACTTTCTTCTTGCAGGAATATTTTTTTTAATTGTCATATTGGCATCACCAAATCTAATAATCTTTTCTTTACCACCTTTACAGGCTTTGACTACAAACTTTTTACCACCCTGAACTTGTCGTTTAGGTGAATTGCATTTCATTTTAGATTTGTCTATTGCCATAATTTATATCCAGTATCATCTTTAGTTAGAGCTTGTCCTCTACCTTTTGGCACATAAGAACAATGAATCCAACCTTCGTTACTGTATTCCTTAGTATCATCTTCTTTATAATATTCAAGTATGACTTGATCCATTGGTAAATTTTCTATGATATGTTTAAATACTTTCTTATTATCAATACCTGGAATAGTAAAATCTGCTGCCTGACCTTTACAATGCTGTGAGGTAGTCTTTGAATTAATGGCTAAAGACAATTTCTTAGACCTAAAGCCAGAACTTATGACCAAAGGTTTCTGAAAGTCATCTCTCAAAGGTTGAAGGATATTGACACAAAGTTGCCTTAAACATTCAATCTGTTCTTCATTAGGAACATTCTCTATATTCTTTTTCTCAGCAGTAGCTGATCTAATCATTT